ACTTAGCTACGATGAGTGCGTTTTTTGAGCACACATCGTCTATTTTTTATGGAGATGACTTCATTATGAATATACGACATTCTGTTATAGACTTGTATAACCAGGAAACTCTTACACAAGTTCTTAAAACTAATTTAGATATGGACATGACAGATGAAGCAAAAACAGGAGACATTGTCAAGGCTCGAAAACTAGCTGATGTTTCTTTTCTCAAACGCAAATTCCGCTTTGAAGAGAGCATCCAGCTATGGGTTTCCCCTATGGACATAAATGTACTTCTTGACGCACCGAATTGGGTTCGTGCGGGAAATGCATCAGCATTGCAGATATGCGTTGATACTTTATCTACGTATTGTCTACCCGAATTAGCCCTCCATGAATTATCTGTTGATAACCAATGGCGAAATAAAATGATCGCTTGCGGTATGCAGATAACTCGTGGTACTGGTATCCAATTTAACCCTGATAGTAGGCGTGCTGTATTAGCCAAATTCAGGAATGAACAAATGAATACAGAAATTAACTTTTAGTGTGATCTTTATATTATAATGTTAGGTATATGGAAAATTAATATAATTGCTACTAAATTATAAGGCTTAGTTATTTAACTTTACTTATCAAGATGGCTAATGGCAGTCCCGTTAAAATCTAGATATATACCAAATGTCATTAATTGATTAGGTAGTCATTAATGTCAGAAATTTACCTGCAAATTTTCAAAACACTCAAAATTACACTCAACAACAACAAATTCTTCAATTTTCTTCTGAAGGTATTGCTCCTAACTCTGACGTACATCTTGACCCAGTTTCATATAGCCAGTCCTTTATGGAATGTGTCAATGATGGACGTACTCATAATATTATTTCTTTTCTAGAAAGACCTATTATGATGACCACGGCAGCGTGGGCAACTACAACTGCTGCTGGTACAGTGTTACAGCAATACGAACTACCATGGGATATGTTATTTAAAGATATGTACAAAACTAAGGTTGATCGCTTTTATGGTTTTCGTGCGGACGCTATGATTCGGGTTCAAGTTAATTCTCAACCCTTTCAAGGCGGTCGCTTACTATTAAGTTGGATACCTGGTTATCGTTATTTAGGTAATAAACAACAATATTATTCTTCATCCACGACTTCTGCTGCAAGTAATGTCAAATATTTGCCCGCTATTACTGGCTCACCTCATGTTGATCTAGATTTGTCTACATGTACAGAAGCCACTATGTGTGTGCCTTATATTAGTCCTTACTCTTTTTCAGAATTAACTAATGGTATTGGTTCTATGGGCCGGTTCCAGTTGGTCGTCTACTCACCCTTGAGTGATGTCTCTGGTACTGGTACAGTTGATTATACCATTTTTATGAATTTTAAGAATATACAACTCAGATACCCTACAGGTTTGCCCTTAACAGCTACCGCTCAGATCGGATCAGAAGCAGTAGAAGAAGCCGGTGGAGCTGGTATTGTTACCTCAACCGCCTCCGCTATATCTACTGCTTTAGGTGCTGTTACAGATATTCCTGGCATATCACAGTTTGCTCAACCAGCGTTGTGGATTTCGAAAGGTATTGCAGACGTCGCGCGTCAATTTGGTTGGTCTAAACCAACTTCTATTGAAGCGCCCCACGTGACAAAACTCTCGACCACTCGTTTTATGGCAAACTCTGATGGCGTTGATACATCGCACATGTTGTCGTTGCTATCTACCAATTCTCTGGAAACAGATGCCTCGCTTTTTCGTACGAATATTGATGAAATGTCAATTTCTCATGTTGCGAGGACTCCGTCTTATTACACCAGATTCAATTGGTCTACATCGACTGCAGCAGGTGCAGTGTTGTTCAGCGCGCCCATCACCCCAAACTTTTACCGTCATACTATATCCGCCACTCAGTATGCCCCTACAACTTTAGCTTATACTTCAGCTGCATTTAGGCAATGGAGAGGTGGTATTAACTTTATATTTAAATTTGTTAAAACTAAATTTCATTCCGGTAGAGTTAGGATAATATATGTGCCTGGTGATAACTCAGCAGGTACGTCTCTCCCATCAAATTTCGATATTGATGCAAATTATTCGACTATAGTTGATTTGCGCTCCGACACAGATGTAGAGTTCAATGTTCCTTTCGTGGCTATCCAACAATGGTTGCTCGTCGATAATGCTTTTCCAGGTACTGCTCGCACGAATTTCTTCAGCACGGGCAATATTTATATGGTTGTGTTAAATGAACTTCGTGCAGTTAGTACTGTACAGGCATCTATCGAGGTGTTAACCGAGGTTGGAGCGGCTCCAGATTTCGAACTTGCTATTCCATGTTTACCATCGATATATCCAAGTGATGTAACTTTCCCGCCCCCTCCAGCTCCTGCTGCATCCCCTTTAACTA